CCATAATGACCACCTTCTCCCAAATTCAAACCAAATATTGTGTATATGATGGAGGTTTTTGTTATGTTCGATGTTTTTATTTTTTGTGCGGCATTTTGAATATAGGTTTGAATGGTTGTGCGGTTTTCTTCCGAAGCATCTACGCACCAACCGTCATTTTCACTAATATTGACGGTTTCGGAATTCAAATACAATGAATTTTCACGCTCGATTCCAATTTTTTTGAGGATTTGTTCCAAACGATTTTCCTTACCTTCCATAATATATTGTCGAAATATCTCGTTTGCATTTTCGAGCAACACTAAATCCAATGCGCCGTGTGTTTTGATAAGTTCTTTTTGCATGTCGTCCAGATCGCCGTATTTATCGCTAACAAGCTCAAGTGGTACGTGAAAGTTCATATTATGCTACGTGAGTTTTTTATATCATAGTCATAAAAATATAAAAAACAAATCAATTTTTTATTTTGCCCTATATGGAATGGCATATGGATTACCCTTTAATACATTATACATATCTGAATCGTTTCTTTCAATATTGATATTTTGATTTAATGGATTATGTCCATTGAGTTTTCCCATGCTATGAATAGAAGGAATATCGCTTGGACCATTTGGTATTGATGGACGGTCGCTGAGAACATTCGAATATTGATTTTTAGCAGTTTGATTAATATGTCCGTTGTATAACTTCATATTTCCTTGTATCAAACGACCTTCAATGGTTGATGATTTGATGTCGTTATTGCGTTGATTGTATTCGGCTTCGTAAGAACGTGTGTTTTGTAACCCAGCTCCAGCACTTGAATTACCAGTGTAACAAAAATCACCTTGTGTTGCACGAGCAGTAGGTGCTTGTTGTTCATTTGATACCAAGTAACCACCTTGACTTTTTCCTTGGAAATTCAAATGCGTTTTTTCTTCCAATGTATCACGGAGTGTAGGTGCGAGTTTGTCGTTAGGATTGAATAAATAGCTTGAATTCACTGTGGATTTAGCATTTTCATATAAACGCATATTTCCAATTGTATTTTCTTTACGAGTGGGTCGCAGTTGTTCCATTAATGGGGCAATAGCGGCACCGAATGCACCTCCAATAGCACCAAAGTAATCCACTTCTGAACTTCTGTTATTTGGGTAAGCACGTTTGCTCTTCATACCGTAATCACTTTCTGTAGCACTTCCTTTTCCGGTTGCTCCTACACCTGTGATTGGATAACTTTCCAATTGAACACGATGAGGTTCATTGTGTTCTCCATCTACATAAATAGAGTTATTACCATATGCAGCAACACCGGAATATTCAACTGCAGTATCAGGTCGACTCACGTGTCGTTGAATAGGAATAGAGCGCATGGTTTGGCCCTTTTCAACACCAGTTGTCGTCATATATCGGTCTTGTGTCATTTCGAAATCACGTTCAGGTCTATTTTTCTCTTGTTTACCTTGAGTACCCATGGTTTTAATGTGACTATTTGCAGGTCCTTCGTAGCCTAAAATACTATTTCCACTGGCCTTTGGATTTGTTAACACACGCATTTCATCGACTGTTTTAGCCGTCCAAAGTTCTCGATGTTCCATGCCAGAATTGAACCCTCCTTTTCCTTCTGATGTATATCCTAAATTTAATCCAGGAGCTACTTGTGCCTCTTTGAATGGATTGATATTATTCATGGAGTTACTTGGGTTGACACGAGAGCGAAAGAATTCATTATTGTTAGGCATACCATGTGCATATTGATAATTTTCTCCGGGTTTGAATAAAGGTGCTTGTTCTTGTTTTGAAACAAACTGAGAACCTGAACCAACGTGATTATCCAGTATTTGTTCATAAGAATTCATTTCTTTTGTGTTACCGCGAATGCTACCTCCAAAATACGGCTGCATGTTATTATGCTTAAAATGGTCCTTTGTTACCTTTTCACCTGTCAAAGAATAATATTCTTCTTCTCCCATTTGCATTGTTTGATTTGACATTTGATTCTTGTCGAAATATTTATCTGTGTATGCGGTTTTTGGTTGATATTTATTGACTACAGACAATCTAGACGTGAGTTCGTCTTCATTTTCTTCAATAGTATATGGATAATTCTTGTCTTTTACATTTGTATTAGGTAAATCATTATTTGTAAACCCTTCTTGGCTTTCTTGATTACATGCTATATATAATCCACCTATTGCAACAATCGGTATAGCTAATTCCATAATAATATATATAATATATTATTATTTTAACATTTCAATTAATGTTCTTATTTTTATTTGTATATCTATCTTTTTCTAAACTTCGCGTGGATTCGCCATGATTAAATGGAATTTCAATATGTTCTTGATGATTCATCAATGGATGATCCCAGCGAATATTGGTTTGGTCACGCAATAACCAGGCAGGTTGCGAAGCGCGAGTTTCATCAATAAATGATGGTTCCACCATGTAGGTTTTTTCCATTGTTTGTGCAGCCATATCGTCATATTGGTCTTGGTTGCGTTTCAATTTGCGATTTAATCCTCTAAAATCGTTTTCTAATTCAAGTGTATTTGTTCTTAAATTGGCGCCCCATTTTTGTAATCGTATGTGAGGGTCTTCTAAAAAAGACGTGTTTATACCCGGACCAGGTGTATCCAAATGATACAACCCTACACTAATACTTTCTTGTAATTGTTTTTTGGTTCTTGCATCATCATAATTAAATCGTGTAAAAGACATATATATTTAACATACTTTTATATTTTCGAAAAAAGGAAATAAATGGTTTATTTTTAAAGTTGATTTATTGGTGCGGTTTTGCAACATCCATAACTGCGTCGATGCCATTGACTTATACCATGTTCTCTAATTCCGTCTAAATGTTTCTTTGTCCCATAACCCACATTTGTTTTCAATCCATATCGATTCTCTAATTCTGGATATTGTTCACATAATTCCAAAATATATTTATCATGTTCATATTTAGCTAAAATCGATGCAGCTGCTATGAAAGAATATGTATTATCACCTTTTTCCACGCAAACGTGATTGAGTTGCAGGCCATTATATGACATTGGTATAAAATCGTTACCATCTATCACTAAAAATACATCGTTATTGTTCATTTTTTCGATCACATTTTGAATGGATGTTCTCATACATTTTAGAACGGCTTGACGAATGTTGATTTCATCGATTTCTTTTGGCTCAATAAAATCTACGCTCCATGATATGGCATTTTCTTTAATGTAATCTGCTAGAGTTTTCATGGTTGTGCGGGATTTGATTTTTTTACTATCTTTCATTTTAGAATGATCGAATATTTTAGGTAAAACCACTGCGGCTGTATATAATCTACCAAACATTGGACCTCGGGCGCATTCATCTACACCTATTTCTAACTGGTTCGATTCATTATAACAAGATTTCAACATTTATAATAAATAAAACAAATATTTATTTTTATTTACTTGTATATAATATATACTGATGCAATTAGAATTTAAAATCCCAAATTGGTTATTCATTTTAATAGTTGCAATTATAGCATTTATCTTGTTATATAATATTTTCATGTGCAACAATAAAGAAGGTTATGTGAATTTTGAACAAGGTACCGAATCACTAAACCAATCTATTAATATTCCTATGGCGGATAATACAACGCCATCGGCTATCAAATTATATGATAATATATTTATTTACCCAAACTCTGGTAAAGTTGTTCGCGCATACGATAGTGGAATGACAGGAGCCAGTTTAGAATTAATCACTGTATATAACAGAATCGATGGTAATGGGCAAGATATGGAATATAACGAGAACACAACCTTTAATGCAGGTGGAATATTGCCTCCATATTATCAACAATGGAACAGTGGTCCTTCTAATATTAATTATTTAGCAGCAACAAACACCGAATTCAATTACTTTGGTAATGGAAAAGATACGTATGTCCATATTTTAGATAGAAACATTACAAAAACAAATGCCAATCACTTTGGTTATTATTTGAGTGCAAACGGTGAGAACATTAGTTTCGATAACAATACTTTTATGGATGTTTCTTTTGTTGGATCTTCCGCTGAATTTACCCCAACATTTATCGAAGACATTTCATTTAGCACTTCTAACGGAACAAATATAAACATTACAGAATCCAAAATTTATAAATTATCTGAGAACGTCTTTTTCAATACTCGTAATGGTGATTTATATATTAAAGATGCAAGTGGTGTAGATATGTTCTCACGTAGAGGAACTACTATAAGTAATATTAGCGGAAATGGCGTGGAAATAACCAATGAATACATTGGCTTAATGAAAAAGGATAATTTAGGCGGTAATTTAGTGATATATATTGCAAATAAAGGTAATACCATGATTGGTTTGTTGAAGAAAAACGATCCAGCCTATACAAACACTCAGTTATACACAACTGGTGCTGTTGTAAGATTTGACAGTAATGGTGATATTATTAATAGCATTGCCACTGACCCGAATATTAATCAAGATGAAGCATCTATTAACCAAGGAGCACAAACAGAAGAACCTGAACAACCCGACAGTTCAAATAACATGCCTCCTGGTTTCCCACCTGGAATGTTTGGACCTGGAATGCCTCCTAACGGTGGTATGCCAACAAATAATATTTCTGATTATTATAAATGGTACTGGTTCTGGAACACAAGTGGATCTCTTCCGGTTCACTTTTCCGAGGATTATATGTTGAAAACACAAGTTGTCCCCCCTGTATGTCCGGCTTGTCCTTCTTGTCCAAAACACGAAGGTTGCTCTAATTGTGGTGGAAACGGCGGAAATGGAACCGTAGATGCATCAGGTAACTCTTTAGTTGCTGCCAATAATAATGGAACCGGAGCTGTAAATAATTTGGTGTCTACAACAGGAAATGTTGCAACAAATGTAGTTGATGCTGGTTCGGGTGCTTTTAATAAAACACTTGATACATCTACTGATTTATTGAAATCGGCTGGTTCAGGTGCTACCAATCTCATTAGTGATACATTAGGACTTGCTGCCAGTGGAGTAGCTGGAGCAGCTGGAATGGCACGTGATACAGTAACAGGTGCAGCTGACTTGGCTACAAATACAGTTACCGGAACAGTAGATTTGGCAAAAGAAACAGTTCAAGGTGGAGTCGATATTGCTCGTGATTTTGGTGAAGGAACATATGACGTGATTAATAAAGGTATGGATCAACGTGATAATGGAGGATATGGTGGATATGGAGGATATAATGGTGGATACAATGGTGGATATGGTGGATATAATAATGGTGGATACAATAGTGGAGCTGGACCAATGAATATGGGTTATGGAAATATGAATGGAATGGGACCAACAGGTCCTATGAATCCTTACACATACAACGGTAAATTGAAAGAAAAACCATCGTCTAATTTCATGCCGCGAACAAATGATTTCAGTGCATTTGCAAAATAAATCGTTTGAATAATATATAAATATATTTTTCATATTTATATATGGATAACTGGGATGATATATTGAATAAAGAAAAAATAAAAAACGATATCAAACAAATATTATTGAATTACGACGAGAACATCAAAAATATCAATTTCAAAAAAGGGATTTTTTTGTATGGTTCTCCGGGGTCGGGAAAAACCCATTTCATATGTAATCTTTTGAAAGAGTTGAATTATGATATTATTCAATACGACGCAGGAGATTTGCGTAATAAATCACTTATTGAGAACATTACGAGTAACGATATTTCCAATCGCAATGTTCTCGATATGATGAAAGGAAAGACTCGCAAAATCGCAATTGTTATGGATGAAATTGATGGTATGAATAATGGTGATAAAGGTGGTATTGGTTCTTTGATTAAACTCATACGTCAAAAGAAAACCAAAAAACAACGCTTGGAGCATAATACTATGAATCCAATTATTTGTATTGGCAATAACTTTTTTGATAAAAAAATACGAGAACTTGTCAAAGTATGTAATTTATTTGAGTTTTCAACGCCTACAAATAATCAAATCAAGACTATTATACGAAATTACATACCCAATGACCACATCAATAATGAGAAAATTGTTCGTTATATACAAGGTGACTTGCGCAAAATCGATTTTATTAAAACCATATACAAGAAAAACCCCGATTTATTGAAAGGTGACTTGTTTGATAATATATTACAAGTGAAATCGTGTAATGAAGATACCAAAAAAACCACTTCCAAGTTATTTGAATCTTACGTTCCACTACAATCCCATAATAATTATATAAACGAAAATGACCGAACCATTATTTCTTTATTATATCATGAGAACTTGATTGATTATTTGAAACATATACCCCAAAAAGAGGCATTTACTCTTTATATAAAAATTTTGGAAAACATTTGTTTTGCAGATTACATCGACCGAATTACGTTTCAAAATCAAATATGGCAATTTAACGAAATGAGCTCATTAATCAAGACGTTTTATAATAACAAACTATTTCATGAAAAGAAAAAAGGTATAACGGAACATGAAATTCGATTTACCAAAATATTAACAAAATATTCGACGGAATATAACAATCAACTCTTTATTTACAATATGTGTCAACAATTGAATATGGACAAAAAAGATATGTACGCTTATTTCCAGGAGTTGCAAATCAAACATGGCGAGAACTTCTTTGAAAATGTGAACTTCATAAATGACTTATTTTCAAATACAGGAATTACAAATTTAGATATCAAACGCATTTACCGTTTTTTTAACAAAAATGTTAAAAAAGATGATTTCGATATAGACATGTAAAAATAATTAATATCAATTAGTTATTTTTTATTTTACGATTCATTTTTCTTATTCAATGCTTCTTCTAGTTCTTGTATTTTCTTATCTTTATCTGCAATGACTTTTTGTAAATTGTTTAATATTTCTACGGCACGTTGTAGTGTAAGTGTTTCTTCTTTTCCATTTTGCATTATTTTATATTGCGGATTTTTTTGCTGTTCCAATACCATTTGTTTACGTTTTTCTTCTATTTCTTTTGTTTGTTGTATAACATCGGGTTTCATATCTGGTGCACCGGGAGCATATTCTGCCAACAACCCGTCTATTTTTTCCATGAAAAACTCTTTTACATTTCCTTCATGTGGAAAACGTATGAAATGATCCACAAGCTTATCCGATGGTTTTGTGAATTGTGGGTTTGGGTTTTCCAATAGTTTCTTTTTATCAAATGTATTGTGGTTATGCGAAAATACTAAAATCGTTTTGAAAGGATCTAACTGAACAAAGGGTATTGTGTAATTGTGCAAGAACTCCTTTTCTTCTGCCAAACATGCATCTTCATTGTATTTAGTAATATTTAATAACTCTCTTTTAAAAGCGAACGTTCCTGCGGTAGCATGATTGGGTCCATAAGGTCCCATTTGATACATTTGTGGAATGTGTTTGAAATAAATGTAAAGTTCACTTGAACCAGCACACAATGCTTTTGAATTTCTCTGCAGTCGTTCTACTGCATGACTTACTCTATCAGGTGGATAATAGTCATCGTCATCCATATATACAATATAACTACCACTACTCTTTTCATGCATATAATTACGTTTTTTTCCCAATGTCATTTTCTCCTCAACTGGGAAATATTTAATTTGCGGAATATTTGCTGCTTCAATTAAGTCTTGTATTTTATCTGTTCCATCATCCACAATGATCCATTCCAATCTGTGTTTAGGATAAGTCTGATTTTTGAAACATTCCATTATGATTGGAATAAACGGACGACGATTATACGTTGGTGTGCAAACCGAAACAAGAGGATAATGCTTTTGTTTTTCCGGCTTCTTGTCTTTCTTTTTTCCCATATATAAATATTATTTATAATGTTTATATATTTGTTTTATTTATTCATTTTCTTTGTTTTATTCGTTTTCATCTCTTTTTTTGAATACTTCTTTGATCTTTATATCATATTTTGACTTTATTCTATATATGTAAAAGGCAACTATTAATACTAAAGGCATTGCTAATATCGAAACTGTAATTGGTGACATTTCTTTAAATTGATATGTGAAAGCTGTAATAGAAAATACAATGGTTATAATCCAAAACAAATTCAAGTTGATAAATCGTATACAACGGTCAATGAATCCTGTAACTTTTCCGAATCCTTCTTCACATCCATGTAACTTAAATCCATTCAACTCATCGTCAAATGATACTTTTTCATCAATTTTATAAATGTATTTGTTCAATCGAGGTCCGAATACTACCTCTAATATACCAATAAAGAAACCTCCTGGATGGAAAGAATCATTATTTGCTAACGGTTTATAATAAAAGACCGAGCAAAAAGAATGAAACATAAAATAAAGGATTAATGATAAATAAATTAATGGATAGCCCACATAGACAATTCCTACACGCACTGTAAAAATAATAATAAATGCTAATGCCATTAAGAAACCTATAATAATATTTACTGGAAATGGAAAACCTTTATCATTTTCTTCTTCAGTTTCTTCGCTTTCTTTTTCTTCCTTTTTCTTCGAACTAAACATTCCTTGAAAGTAACGAAACCAATTATTTAGATTCCCAATATCTCCTATAATAGTAATCCCCACTATTGCTCCAATGGCTATTTTAGGGAGTACTTCCATGAGAAATTGTGCATTTGATACAGCGGCTTCTGCTGCTTGACTAATTTTCTTTTCAATACTTTCTATTGAACTTACATCATCTGCATTTACATTCATTCTATCCGGACGTGCCAATCCTTTCAAAAACTGTTCAAAGGGTGTATATGTAATATCATACATCAAGTTTGAACCCCCGCCCATACCAATAAACATTACCATAAATATTAATAAAAATTTCATAGGATACATTCCCGATATACAGTCTACTAACCATGCCAAAGTACCATATGCAGGTTTTTCTTCGGATAATTTTCCTTCTTCGCCGTCTAAATATGAATGTTTTGTAAAGAAATAATCGAAATATGCAAGAGGAGCTAATAAATACTGAAAAAAGAACCCCATCATGTTATAATGATCTCCTGTGTTATCGGTTTCTACACCATCATCATTATATTTCACATTTTCAACCAAGTTTATACCATATCTTTTTTTTACGCTTTTATCTTCGTCTAAGTGGTTTTCGTTTGCGTCTTTATAACACCACAAGAAAAACCAGTTATACGTAACAAACAATGCTGTATATCCACCAATTAATCGGAGAAATTCTTGTGCGGCTAATTT